CAAAATGCGAGGAGCCTGAGAAAATTGACACTGAAACCCGGGACACTGTTAAGGCGGTATGGTTTGAGTACAACAGATTATCCCGCAATATCGGAACCCGTGGGCAACGGGCTGATATTGTGGCTTACAGCACCCCATACGATCTAGCGTTGTTGCGGACGAGGAACACGGAGACGGCGATAGAGCACGTCGCCAGATTTATTCCCGAGAAGGCCCCGATTTATCTGGGTGATGAAATTGCCTGTGTCGGTGCAGGTCTCGGCAACCCTCCGTTTATGACAAACGGCGCAGTTGGTTTTCTGGACGCTGAAGTCAAGGGAGAAGAGTCGAAGTATTCACTACTGACGTGCAATTTAATTTTCGGAAACTCGGGCGGCGCAGCCTACCGCTGGTCAAAGAAGCGTCGGCAATTTGAACTCATAGGGGTCCCGGCTAAAATTAGTGCGAGTTGGGCTTCCGGGCCAATCACTCATATGGCGTGGGCTATTTCGATTGAGACTGCACGTAAATTTCTGCGCGAACACAAACTAGGCTGGATTCTTGGTGACCCGGTACAAACGGAAGAAAAATAATGCTGGCCACGCTTCTTCCTGAGATTTTCCCTGTAGTCTCCGACATTATTGGCCGATTCCTGCCGGAGGATAAGGAAGCACGGGCGAAAGCGGAGAGGGAAATCGAACAGCAACTGGCTGTTCATCTGGCCCGAATTGACATAGGTCAATTGGAGATAAACAAAGCGGAAGCGGCCTCTCGGCATTGGTGGACGGCATCGTGGCGTCCGTTCATCGGCTGGTCGTGCGGAATCGCGCTTTTCTGGACATACGTCGCTACACCAGTTCTGCATTTCATCCTGGCGCAAACCGGGCATCTGGTCGAGTTACCGGCGCTGGATATGTCTCAGATGATGCCAATTTTGATGGGGATTCTGGGATTGGGCGGTCTCCGGACATTCGAAAAATTTAAAAACGTGACGAAATGAATCCGATTCTACAGGCAGCGGCGGTTGTAGTGGCACTGGGCACTCTCGGTGGCGCCGGCTATGCGCTCGACGAGCGATATGCGAAAATTGACGACGTACAGGCACAGGTGGGGGCGAATTCTCAGGCGATTCACCTCATGCGAATAGAAAACGCTCATCGTGCCGGAAATGACGGCCTCGTAAGACGATTATGCGACGATTTCCATCGTGTGCACGGCTGGTCGCCATCGTTGTGCCGGTAATTGCGTGTTAGGAGAATAACAGATGGCTATGGGACCTATTTCTTTAATTGATGATGCGCTGCCCTCGCAAGGTATGCCGTTGGGAGGGCTGACTGAAGAAGAGATTGAAGTCGAAGAGATTGAGGAACCCACGGATATCATGGAAGAAGAGGACGGTTCTGTTATCCTTAATTTCGGAGAGATGCTTGCTGAAGAACTTCAGGCAGAGCCGGACGCTAATCTGGCTGAAATTCTGGACGAAAGGGTTCTGATGGGTATCGCTTCAGAACTTCTGGGGTATTACGAGGATGACAAGGGTGGACGCCAGGAGTGGGAGGATGCGTACACTGACGGTCTGGATCTTTTAGGTGTCAAGTATGAAAACCGGGACGAACCGTTCCCGGGGTCCAGTGGTGTAACTCATCCCCTTATTGCCGAAGCAGTCACCCAATTTCAGGCGCAGGCCTACAAGGAACTCCTTCCCAGTGCCGGCCCTGTACGCACCCAGGTTATTGGTGCGGCCACCCCTGATGTAGAGTCTCAGGCCCGGCGTGTACAGGAATATATGAATTACCAGATTACGCATGTCATGGATGAATATGATCCCGAGATGGATCGCTTATTGTTTTATCTGCCGTTGGCGGGGAGTGCTTTCAAGAAAGTTTATTTCGACGATATTCTGGATCGTGCTGTTTCACGATTTGTGCCCGCGGATGATTTGCTGGTGCCGTATAACGCTACGGACCTGAACTCTGCTTCACGTATAACCCATGTCATTCGGATGAACACGAATGATGTTCGTAAGTTCCAGACGGCAGGATTTTATCGGGACGTTAATCTGGATCCGTACCAGTCTGATGATGAATTACGTGAAAAAGAACGTAGCCTGGTGGGGATTGAGAAATCCGGAGCGGATCAGCAGGACTGCACCATATTGGAAGTTCACACTGATCTTGATCTTCCCGGATTCGAGCATACGAGCCCCCTGGACGGGGAGATGACAGGCATCAAGCTGCCCTATATTATTACGATTGACGAGGGGAGTTCCAAGATTTTATCCGTCCGGCGAAACTGGCGTGACGGAGATGAGTATTATCGGAAGATCCAGTACTTTTCGCATTATAAATTTCTTCCGGGGCTGGGGTTCTATGGTTTCGGCCTCCTCCATATGATCGGTGGCCTTGGGCGTTCTGCAACATCTATTTTGAGGCAGTTGATTGATGCCGGTACTTTGGCCAATCTTCCTGCTGGTTTTAAGGCTCGTGGTATTCGTATTCGTAATGCCGATGAGCCGCTTACTCCCGGCGAGTTCCGCGATATTGATGTTCCCGGGGGTGCCCTTCGAGAAAGTATTCTCCCGCTCCCTTACAAGGAACCCAGTCAGACCCTGATGTCTCTTCTGGGTTTTGTGGTTGATGCGGGACGCCGGTTCGCTGCCATTGCTGATTTACAAGTAGGAGACGGTAATCAGCAGGCTGCGGTAGGTACAACCGTTGCTTTACTCGAGCGCGGGTCCAAGGTGATGTCAGCTATACACAAAAGACTGCATTATGCACAAAAACAAGAGTTTAGGATGCTGAGTCGTGTGTTCGCTGAATCACTTCCTCCGATGTATCCCTATAATGTGCATGGGGCGGAAGCTGCTATCAAGCAAACGGATTTTGATGAACGGGTGGATGTTATTCCTGTATCGGACCCAAACATCTTTTCCATGTCTCAGCGCCTTGCCTTGGCGCAGACACAGCTTCAGCTAGCTCAATCCAACCCGCAAATGCACAATTTGTATGAGGCATATCGCCGTATCTACGAAGCTATTGGTGTACATAACATTGAGGCGTTGCTGCCTGCTCCGCAGCCTCCCCAGCCCACTGATCCGGCTATAGAGAATGCGAAAGCCATCATCCAGGAAACCTTGCAGGTTTTCCCGACACAGGATCATGACGCTCACCTGACGGCGCATATTCTTTTCATGAAGACCCCGATTCCAGCGTCTGCGCCTCCTATATTTTCTTTGCTTCAGGCACATTTATGTGAACATATCGCGTTCAAGGCCAGGAGTGCCGTGGATATGGAGATTGGTGCAGTGATGGAAGAGGCTGCACAACTCGGACAGCAGGCACCCCAGGTGGACACTGAAGCACGGGTTGCGGAACTCATAGCACAGTACACCGAAGAGGTGATGGTTACATTGATGCCACCTCCGGAAGGTGAGATCGACCCACTTGTTCAGCTTCGTTCCAAGGAGCTTGATATCAAGGCCTCTGACATTCAGCGCAAGGCCGAAGAGTTTACTGTTAAGCAGACCTTTGAGGAACATAAAGAAGGCGAGCGCCAGGATCTTGTGCGCGACAAGATCGATTCCCAGGAAGATATTGCCCTGTTACGTGCTGAAGTTAACCGGGAGCGGATGGAACAACAGGCCCAGCAAAAGAAAAGAGGAGACTAGTGCAGATATCACGCGAACGCACCGCTATTAGTAGGACCCAACTATCGAGGCCCGTTCGATTGGCCCTCGAAGATGGAGTGATAACAGAAGGCGACTCTGTTTTTGACTTCGGTTGTGGTCGCGGGGAGGACCTGCGCCAATTAAAGCGTCTTGGCTTTGCATGCAACGGTTGGGACCCAGCTTTTCGGTCGGACGTGCCTCTGCATTCCGCCCCAGTGGTAAACATCGGATATGTCGTTAACGTCATCGAGGATGCGCGCGAGCGCGTCGAAACGCTCAAGTCAGCGTGGGAACTTGCAGAGAAGGTTCTCGTAGTATCTGCGCGACTGACGCTTGAAGCACAACGCGTTAAGGCAAGCGAATTTCAGGACGGTGTCGTCACCAGCGCGGGCACCTTTCAGAAATTCTACGGACAGCAGGAACTTCGGACTTGGATCGATCAAACGCTAGGCGTTCGCAGTGTTCCAACTGCGCCCGGGGTTTTTTATGTATTTCGGGAATCTGAGGACCGTGAACAGTTCATCAATAGGAAGTACGTTGGAGGGGGAACATCGATGCCTGTACGGAAAGTAAAAGGCGGCTGGACTTTTTCCAGTTCCGGGCGTCCTTTATATAAAACGCTTGCGGCAGCAAAACGAGCCTATAAGGCGTATTTGGCGAAGAAGAATGCGTGATGTTTCACGTGAAACACTTAGGAGTAAGTGATGGCTGGTAAAATGGTGGGTCAGATGGCTGATCAAATGGATATGTCCAGAAAGGAAGCGGGTGGTCTTATGGATAAAGCAAGTATGATGAATGATACGGCTGGCTTTAAAAAAGGCGGTTCAGTTATGGTTATAAGCATAGGGCCAATGAAGCCTTTGATGCGGAACAAGAAAGAACATTCAGAAGACAGTTCTCTGATCAAGAGTACTGAGAACCAGGTTCGTGCTCGTCATTTTAACAACAACGATGGAAAGGGGACTTTCTGATGCCTGAAGATACCGTATTCGCTAATAAAGATGACGCAGATAAGTACGCTTCTACTCTAGAACCACCTGCCAGTGTAGTTCCTCACGACGCAGATGGTGACGGGGTACCTGATGGCTATGTAGTTGTTAAAGAAGGATCTACGAGGGGTCCTAACCCTAGTGAGTTAATTTCAGAGAAGAATGCGACTTTGGAAGATTTTGAGACTGCCCGTGATCAGGCAGAGTATCTATTGGAGGTGGAAAGAGGCGGTAAACCCAGACCCCCATTCGACGCCGCTGTCGCACCTGACCGGCCTACTGTGCGTAAAAACATGGGCGGAGCCGTTGTCGATGAACTTGGTTATACGCAAGGTGATATGGGGTTTACTAAGCGCGGGCCTGTGAAGTATTCCAAGGGCGGAGCGGTTAAAGGAAAGACTTTTAGCGGTATTTATTAATGGCAGATCCAACGACCTTTGCCTATTCTGTATTAAAAGCTATACAGAGTCGTATAGAACTTACCCAGGATTCTATTCTCCATGGAAGTCCTAGAGATATGGAATCTTACAAGCAACTGATCGGAGAACTAAAGGGACTGGAATTTGCGGAACAGGAGATAAAGGATCTCCTGCAATCTTCGGAGGAAGAATGACCAGAACACTTTATGTTCCCGATCATGTTGTGGACGCACAGAAGAAGAAGGAAGCCGTGTTATCATCGGCATACGTTGACAAGAACAAGAAAGTTCTTGATCCGTCCCTGGTTTCTAAAAACCTGACGGAAAGATTGCCGCAACCCACGGGGTGGCGTCTTCTTGTAATGCCTTATATGGGGAAAGCTACCACGGATGGCGGTGTTCATATCCCCGATGCTGTTAGAGATCGCGAGGCACTGGCCACGGTAGTTGCTTATGTTTTAAAAGTAGGACCTATCGCGTATCAGGACCCGGGAAAATTCGGCCCCGATGGGCCATCTTGGTGTAAAGAAGGTGATTGGATTTGCATTGGCCGCTACGCCGGCGCTCGATTTAAGATTGAGGGCGGCGAAGTACGCATCATCAACGATGACGAGGTTATTGCGACTATCCTGGAACCCGATGATATCAAGCATATATAGAAAGGAGAAGGGGACCATGGAGATGACCCATGCCGGAAGAGACTAAGATTAATATAGGTGACGACGAAGAAAGCCCGGTCGATGTGGATTTATCGGCAGAGCAGGAGGAACCGGCGCAGGCACGTACTTCCGAAGACTCCGAAGACGAGCTTGAGGAGTATAGTACGGGCGTAAAAACTCGCATTAATAATCTAACCAAGCGTTTTCGCGAGGAAGAGCGCCAAAAACAGTCTGCGATTGAGTACGCAGAAAATGTGCATAGAGAGAACACATCTCTCAAGCAACGTATGGATTCTCTGGATAAAGGGTATCAGGAGCAGTTTGAGAGCCGGGTCTCAAACCAACTGGATTCCGCCAAGGAAATTTTGAAACAGGCTCATGAGACCGGAGATATAGACAAGATTGTCGAGGCACAGGAGGCTTTGGCTAATTTAACGGTGGAAAAAAATGTTCTCCAAGCCGTTCGAAGCGAATCTTCCCGGGAGCAAGAGGCGCCTCGTGCTGCTGCCCCACCCGCATCCCAGACGCCACCCGCATCCCAGACGCCACCCGCGTCTCCCGATCCCAAAGCAGAGGAGTGGGCCACTAGAAATGAGTGGTTTGGCCGGGATGAGGTTATGACATATGGTGCATTTGGCATTCATAGACGGTTAGTTGAGGATGAAGGGTTTGACCCATCCTCCGACGACTACTATGCTGAACTGGACACACGACTAAGATCAGAGTTTCCTCAGAAACTCGATTCTAAGTCCAGAAGTAACGGGGGAAGCCGCAAGGTTGCGTCAGCCGAG